GTTTCCCAGTCACGATCAGCGAGCTCACCTTTAGCACCTTCTGATCCTTTTGCACCGACTTCACCTTTGTCGCCCTGTATACCTTTATCACCAGTAGTACCTTTTTCTCCAGTATCACCTTTAACACCGATCTCACCTTTAGCACCTTCTGATCCTTTTGCACCGACTTCACCTTTGTCGCCCTGTATACCTTTATCACCAGTAGTACCCTTCTCTCCAGTATTTCCTTTTGATCCAGTATCGCCCTTAACGCCTATTTCCCCTTTAGAACCTTTAAGACCTATTTCACCCTTCTGGCCCTTTTGACCCTTGTCTCCTTTAGCACCAACAAGTTGGGTAACACTACCAGGAGTTATTACCGCTGTTGTTTGAGGAGGAAGTGTTATATCGAAAACAAGTCCGCCTGCTTCTATTACTATGATTTCTACTTCAGCCATTAGGGGTTATTCTGAAATTTATGTTACGATGTCCTGCACTACCTCAAAGGTTCCATAGAACCAAGTCTCAACAGTGCCGGCAGATGTAAGTGTTGATTGAAAGCCATATACATATGTACCTGCTGGTACCTGCATATTAGCCGCTGTTATAGTTACCACGAGATTTCCATTGATATCTCCAGTAGCACTTATATCGGTATCGGCTATAACCAGTGGTCCATTGTCATATTCTCTAACTTCCATTTTAAAAGAGTATAGAGTAAGATCTAACTTCACACCATTCGAGGATGCTACAACAGAGTTTAAGATAAACGTGTCTCCACGACGCGTACAGATATTTAACTGTGCAGCGTTGTTCATATTTAAGTTTGTCGGGTTAGGACATGAACATGGACTATTTGAGCATCCGCAAGCCATATTACGATAGGGTTAAGTTTGTTATTACTTCTTCTTCCATTGGGGGCCTTTCTCCTTGACGTTGAGCAATTAATTTACTTTGAGCAGCAGCCTGCTTGTCTATACGAGCGTCTTTACGATTCTCTGATTCTGCTTGTTCTTGTTGCTTTACCCCACTCTCAATTTGTTGTTCAACAATACCGTACTCACCTTTTATGTTTTCTAATTGAATCTTGTATTGATACTCAAGTTCTAAGAGTTGTGCTTTTGCTTGTGTCTCTAATTGAATGCGCTGTGCTTCTATCTGAGCCTCCATTTGTTTTTTCTGCATTTCAATCTGACCAGCAACTTGTGATGACTCAGCATTTGCCTGTGCCTGCATCTGCATATTTTGAGCCGCCATTTGTTGTTGCTGCTTCATGCGCTTCTTACGACGAACAACTAATAATCTTTCTGCTTGCTCAACATCTTTGATTTGTCTGATAGCAATAGCGTCTTCAAGATCGATTTCTTTTTGAGCAAGTGCTATTTGAATGTTTTGTTCTAAGTAGGCTTTGTCCATCTCGTTCATTTCTGTAACAACCATTACTCCGAAGTTGTACATAGATAGATTATCAAACGATGTTATTACAGCCATGTTTGTTTCTCCAATAGCGTTGGTATACGCTTTATAAAGAATACTTTTTGGTGGTATAATCTGTAAACATTTCACAACGTCTTCACAAACCTTTTTGTAAAGAACCATAGCAGCGTTAGTAATATCATATATAGCATTGTTACCTGCGGCTATTTGCTGCTGTCTAACGCCTACAAGAGCATCTCCTTTAGGTGATGTTCCATCCATGACCTCATTGATCCCTGTGGCATCTCTAATCATCCTTAGATAGTGATTGTATATCGCAACCAATTCTGTGATGTTTCTGATAGCATTCCCTATTTCTCGAACCGGTGGGTTTTGGAAACCACCTTCTGGATTTTTACTTCTGTAATAGAAGATACCAGTTTGTTCGTATATGTCTTGAATCTCTAACGGCTGAAGTTCTCCGCCTCTACCAAGTTGTACATTCTCTAATCCCTCAATATCTATGATCAAGCCATCAGGCTTTGCCTTAGCAATAGATTGTTGAATCTTGAGGTGTGTGATTTGTAACATATCAGCAAACCCAATAACAGAGGAAACCATTGACTTCGGAATCATTCCTCTAATGTTTGTTGCAATGGCGCTGTATGATAATGTAGCACGGGAAATATCGTGTACGTTCTTCGGTATGTTTTTCTTAGGGCCGTAGTCAAACATTAACTCTGTACCCACAATGTAAGTACCTCCGTATACCGTAGCGTTACTCATGTACAGTGCTTCTCGATCGTATACAGATTGCTGAGGAGCATTGTACTCTGTCCCTTTGTAATAAAAGCCTATGTTTCCATAAGCAGATTCTTTCTTCTCGTATATAATGTTGTCGACAGACATGAACTCAAAGTCCATAACTTCAACCTTGTACTCATCGTATCCCTGACGGTAACGTGTACCTGGACGATCATATGTATAGCCAGCAGAACTAAATTGAGTCGGATTGTTTCCGTACTTGTTCATTACTGTCTTTGCAATCTGTTCGTATTGTGCTTCAGTAAACTGATCACCAGCAATACGCTTGAGTTCCATTATGGTTATGAACTTGAAATGTCCAGCATATGTCAGGTCACCAAAGTTCGGATCATCAGTATAATTATGTACAAATCGTTTTGGATCAACATACTCTTCTTTGATGCCATAGTTAGGATCATTAGTACGTTTAGCCACAGCCATACCAAGAGTGGCCAAGTCTTCAACACAACGGCGATATATAGATTCATTAAAATTATTCCACTTGAGAGTCAGTTCAGTAGCAATCTGTGCAGATATCTCAGCGTCTGTTTTAATATTTGTATCAAGAAATATTTCTGTTTCCTCTGGTGTTTCCGGTAGTTCGTTTGGATCTATTGAAACATTTAAACCAAGTGCTTTGGCTTCTTCTATTATGTTACGGTTTTCGATACGTAAAATAGTAGAGGCTTTCTTTTTATCTTTTTCTGATCTGGAAAGAGGATCTATTGCCTGTATCTGTGGATACGGTTCTTTAGATAATATCTTGTTTACAACAATCTTTACAAACTTTGGTACAATCGGAACAGGCGTGTAATCAAGAGTTAGTAGTGTTCCGTCTCCATTGTTAGGGTCAAGAGAATTTAGAATCTGTCTGTATATAGACGTGTCTTGAGTTCCCTGGGCATAGTCTCTACAGCGTTCCATTTCTGTATTTCTTCTACCGTACAATGAATTTTGATAGTCACTCCCAACCCATTGAGCGAACATGGCCTTGGCATATTGCAGACCATAGGGCATAGACATCTTTTCCTCTGTGCCTGCTAAAGCGTCTGGAAAGGAAGACTGTCCTGATTTATATTGGTTATCCATACTTGAGATTGCTACTTATGCAAATATACTTCTTATTATTTTCGTATAATTATCTGACCCTTTCTGAAGAATTGCTTCTTTTCGAAATCAGTTTTAACTTGAACAGGCTTATGTCCTTGAGCAGCAAGCAATGCCAATCCACTTGATATAGAAAGGTCATACTTAGTTCTGTCATCTATTTTAAAATTAACCCAGTCTTCAAGGGTTCTTTCAAAATACATTTTCCCAAACGCAAGCGTATCTTCATTGAGTCCAACGTGATCGTGGATGTATGCTTCTATCGCTTGAGCATGAGCCTGTATGACATCTTTTGAATTCGATGGTATACCCTTTGTTTTAGTTTTGGTGCTTTGGAATTTAGAGCCTAAGTGTTCTGGTCTTTCCATTAAGAAGTGGTCGTAATGCGTATTCAGCGACAAACATATTTGATGGGTGACCCATGTTGAATTTGTTGTAGAAATGACATGCGCCCTTTGATCCTCTTCCGTCTACTGTTGCATCAATATCATAACTATCCACGCCAGCACAACCTATCCAGGCATTTTCAGGTTTTGGTTTGTTTCTCAAATCAGAAGGGGGCATCCATGCTACACGCCATCTTCCGTTTGGATCAGGCTTAAACATAACTTCTGTGTCCTGCTTACCTCCTGACCAAACAAAGTTTCCTACTACAACTGGAGAAGGATATAGATCATCATTGTATTCTATCTGTTCGTAAATCTTTTGTACGTTGAACAGAGATGCTTTAGCGCTGTCTCTAAATGCCTCTGCTTCAGTGAACGGGAACTGGCGTATTACCTCATTAAGTTCATAAGAATCGTTTACCAATGCTTTACGCTCATTCTTTAAGTAAGTCTTTGCTCCTATAGATATAGGCTCATCAAACTCCGTATAAACCGTTTTCTCTGGGTCTTCGACCACTGGCATCCCATACTTATCAAAGAAGCCCTCAAGTGCATCGTAAGACGGTATAAAGACAGAGTACAGTCCACTGCGTGTTCGACCGTTGTCGTTTCTTTCTCTTGGATCGCTTGCACCATACAAATCCCTAAACTGTTTACCACCTCTATCCAGTGGATTGACAGTGCTACCAACAAGAGCCTTTCCTACGATTCTACGTCCAACTAATAAACAAGTACGCTGTATCCCCCGCGATCGTGACTGGGAAAC